GGAGTTGTCACCGAGCGCATATGCTTGCAGAACGTTGGACGAACCAAGCAATGCAGCACCTACAACCGGATTGAAGAAGCAACTGATCATGTCCAATGGAACATTGTTTAGCGAGAGTTGCTTACGGAATGCAATGATCTGGGCGAGCGTATAGCTTGCTTCAGAAGTGGTGACAGTTGCAGCACCATAGTTGGTGGTGGTGATAACTTTCCAGATGTTCTCAAGCACCTTGGAAGCAAGTGCGCGACCTGCTTGTGCAGCGATAGCATCGAAACGTGCGCCAGAAGAATTGGCAACTTGAATATCAGTCAAATCCATCGTTACGATGTTGTGCTGATTTAAGCTAACCGTATTGCTCGTTACTGCTCCACCACCAGTTTGATAGTTGGCAGAGGTAGCATTGAAGGTCGTTGCGGTAAGTGCAGAGATGAACGGAACAACAATTGCATCGCCCTTATTACGAGCTTCGCTACTGATGTTACGCGAGAATGCGCTGATTGGTGACAACGCAGCATTAAAAGCATTGAGAGCTTCTTGTGCGAAAATAGTGTCATTGAATGATACTGTGGCCATTGTATTTTATTGATTAGAGACTGAGAATTTTAGAACGGTTTTGGCTATAATAAGCTGATCGTTCTTCGGGAGAAAGTTTAGACATGATCGAGAAGTGATCTACTCCTACAGAAGCATCATTTGCTACTTCTGCAATTGGAGTCGGATGACCTGTTGAGGCTAGAAGGCGAGATGCTTCGATTGAAATCTTGTCAGCAGAGGCATCTGATTTTTCAAGAAGCTGAATGATAGCTTCTTGCTTTTCAGCAATGTCCTTTTCAGCAACTTCTAGTGCTTCAGTTTTCTCATCGAGTTGAGCTTTAATTAGCGTCAACTCAGTGATTGCATTTTGCAACTCACTTTCAATCATCGATGACTTAGCCGATACTTCCGTAATGGCAGATTCAAGTGACTTGATTTCACTATCTTTAGCTTCAATCTTGGAAGCCAGTTCGGAGTTTGGAAGTAGTTTATCGAGGATGCTCATACTTGCCTTTGTTATTGTGTCAAACTTTGATCCGATTACCTTGTCGATTAAACCCATCGCAAATGCCTTATCGGCACTTAACCATGTTTCCATTTTCATCATTTTCCGTACTACATCCTTCTTCATACCAGACTTGCCAGCATAGATGTCAGCAATTTCGTCAGAAATACCATCAAGAAATTCTGACACCTGTAGATGCTCACTAGCATTGCCTCCAGAATTTAAAGACGCATCGTGGATCATCATTTGACCACCTTTAACCATATGGATTTCATCTGCCGCCATGGCAATTACTGATGCCATCGATGCCGCTAGTGAGTTGATGATTGCCGTGACTTTCACGCCTCGATCACGCATGGCTAGGATTGCATAGTAGAGTCTATATCCATCAAGCACTGATCCACCACCAGAGTTGATCTCCATGATGACTTCCTCTAGCGCACCATCTGCACTTGCAGTAACTCCAGCGATATCTGTACCGATAGCATCTTGACCATAAAGACGACCCATTTCCTCGATGATCGTATCTATCGAATACGGAGTCACCGATTCATTCAGTTTAACTTTTCCTACTTTGTTTTCAATTGATAAATAGTTCATTGGTTTTGATTGTTTTGTTTCAGCATTAATTTGTTTCAGCTTATTTTCAGCCCATGATTTGCCGGCATCTCCTCCCCATAATGCCCATGCTATTCTGCCAGCTGATGGATAACCATCTTCTCCAACCGAAAATCCAGATGCATCCTTATCAACTTCATGCCTTGCAAAAAAGCTAACCATACGACCAATCGTATCTTCCGATAAATTAACCTTGTTTGAAATGTCTCTAGCACGAGCAACACCTATAGCAGTTCCACCACGGTTGAATTCCTGTCTCCATTGTAAGCCTCGAGATGCTTCTTCTGCCATTTCATCGGTTGGTTTGAGATCGACTTCACCAATAACATCCTCAATCTCTTCAGATTCTTTTATGATTTCTGATGGATTGGTAACCTCTTCAATTCCAAGTGATAAATATGCTTCACGCGCCCGAGGATCGTTGTCGATTGCCTCGACGATATCATAGCCCTCATCCATCAACTTCTTGGCCTTGTATTTCTTGTATTCCACCTCTGCGCCTTCTGGGAAATCGCTCAAGTGGATGTCGTAATACGGAACATCATACTCATTGAGCAGATCAATTGTTTCCTGCATCTGTGAATATTGGCGACCACTTATGATATGGACTTCATACTCCATGGACTCAGCAGTGATGTAGTCTATAACTTCTTGAATTGGTAAGTCTCCATTGAATAGAGTACCGTCTATATCGCAGATGATTGATTGATTATGCATCGAATACTTCAGTTGGTGCGGTTTCGTTTGGTGTGAGCATTGACATTTCTCGATCTTCGATAACAACGCCATATTTGTCTGCTGCAGCCTGTGCTGCTAGCTTCCTAAGTGCAACTTCCTCTGCACGTTCCATTAAGTGTTCCTCAAGAGATTTACCCATCATGCCGACGATATCACGCATGTTTCGTGCGCCGATCTTCCACATGGACTCTAGTTCTTTACTGACTCTCCCATCATCAATTGTAAGTTTGGCAGGATAGGTAAATTCCCACCTCCACCAGTCTTCCGATTGTGGTAGGATATCTTGCTTCTGAGCTTTTGCTATAGCGTATCCAACCATGCGAGTGGCTGCATAGTTCAAAATGTCCTGACGATCCTCAACAGCACGTTGCGCTTTTCCGATTTCGCTACGTTCAGCAGTTCCTTGACCAGTTGGTTTCCATACGAGTGAATACGGCCAATTTATTCCTGCAAGTGCAGAACGAATAATGCGATCATGGAATGATTCCCACACATCACCGGGACGATCCGATTTAATTGTTTCAAGTTTTCCACCTGAGTTCGATTTAAAGTAGCGGATTGCTCCACCCTCCATGGTTTGATAACTGACTCCTTGGTTGGTGTTGGCATCTCCGACAAGCACGTTGCCGGGATCATCCATGTCAGGCCCGCCATGCTCATTGTATTCAATCAGCCCGATGCTCGAAAGCATCATCTGTGCGAGTCGCTCCCAATCGTGAGATTGGAGCATATCACGAAGATCATTTAATGCATGCGTGAATGCCGGCAATCCTCTTCCTTGTTCCTGCCAAGATGGATCGTAAAGGTGGATTACATTAGAAGCGTCAAGATATTCACTTGCTGTACCATCCTCTGCTAAAACAATGTATTCCTTTGGTGCGCCACTCGCGTAATAAACAATTCCATCGATCAAAGTACCACCATGAAACTGCACACTAGATTGGTAACTATTTAAGTCTTTTGGTGAACCAATACGATGAGATGGGATATGTTGGTATCGAGGATAGCCATCAGGAGTTTGAGTGAGTAAAACAAATGCCTCTCCATCTCTGTCAATCGCAGTCGATATAAGGTAAAGTGCAGTTCTAAAATCATGCATTCCACCTCGCACGTCACCGATTGCATACCATTGATTCTTCAACCAATCAGATGCAACCTTGCCAAACTCAGTATCATTTCCTGTAAATTTAGGATTCCATGCACGACCAACTGCATACATTGCCTTCTGCTCGATTGCTCCACGAGCTGGGCCTAGATTAAGAAACAATCGGCGTGATGCTGATAGCAATGTTTGACGATCATTATATGGGACAAGTTTCCCAATATCTTTTAACTCAACAGGTTCCCAAGGTCTGTCCCTAGTATAGCGATTAGCAGACCTAGCTGCTTGCATTTGCGCTGAGTTACCCCATTGGTCGAGAATTGCCATTGACAATTGTGAGATGTCAAAAGATACCTCTTGATCTTGTGCTTGTAGCAAATCCTTGCCTTAACCAGATAAGCGCAAGACGGAGCGCATCGATCCTAGAACCTTCATCAAGACCAACTTGCTTTGTCATGTTCATAGCATTCTTACCAGCACCCGTGATTGTGTCTAAACCACCTTTTATCATTGGCCCATTCTCTACTGCAAAATCAAATGCAGCTTTGACTCCTGCGATTCGCAAACCATCACAGTTGGCATACTCATAGATGTTTCTAGCGGTGCTATAGGTCGTTGCTGCCATCGACAATCGCAACATGTCAAATATCAAACCCCGGTATCAGTTTCAACATTAATGCTGCAACTATCTGCATAGCTTCTACGTCCCAACCATGGTTATCCCTTCGCACTTTGACCCATCGATACTCAACCTGTTTAGTCTTTCCGTTTACCATTTCTCTTTTTGCCTCTGAGTCGATCTGTTTTAAATACTCATCAGGTGCATCGTCTGGTATTTCCCATGACTGTGCTTGTCCTGTTCGATGAGCATGTAGTATATCTTTAATGCGATCGGATGCCCAGAATGCATACCGTGCCTTCCTTCCGTTGGTTGCAGATGCTTCTGAGAATTTTGAAAATGGACGATGGATGATATCACCGTTTTGTTTCTTATATGCAAATGATGCCTGACCAGAACCATGCAGTGCAGTCCAATCATTGCTCGATGTTGCACAGTAAACCTGATCAGTGTTATACTGAGCATCTACAAATGTCATCTTGGGAGAAACCTTCATGCGCCTCCTCAATTCCTCGATTTGATCGTAGGTTTCCATGCGTCCAAAGTATAATAATCGAGATGACCCATCTGCTCTCCATGCTCTAGACACAACCCAAAAGTGATCTCGTTGAACGTCAACTGTCAGGAACCTGTACGATTCATTTTCAATTAATTGACCATCTGAAAACTCTGACAACCTGTAGCCATTACCGACAAGTGCTTGACGGTTATCTGTAAGGTCTTCCTCCCAACTTTCCGCTAAACGCTTTTGAATAAATTGCCTAAGTGGATCAATGTTGCCAATCTTCATCAATGCCTTTGCCTCAAGATTCAACAAGGCAATTTCCCATAATGGTTTACGCCAGTTACACAGGGCATTATAATGGAATCCAACATGACCGGGCAAACCATTGGCTGTTTTAACATATTGAGCCGACTCAGCTAATGCTCTGCGTTGCTGCGTATTGTCAGGACAGGTGTACTCACAGGTATCATTGCAGCACTTAATCTTTGCCGTCTGCGCTCTAGCCAGAAGTGGCTTTTCTTCATCATCATCGATGACAACATTACACCATTGCCATGGTTGGATAGTTCCACAGGAAGGACATTCAAAAGAAAACTTTCTCTGGTCAGTCTGCTGCCATGCTTTATCCAGATCGTCACCCTTAACCCCAGCTTGTGAGAGGATAAAGAATTGTCGGTTCCACCTATCGTGTAACCGTCCCCTAGATTCGTTAAGCATACCCGGCTTGTACTGCCATGCCTCGTCGTTAAATACTCGACGCATTGATTTGCTCTGTAGTCCTGACAAGTTTGCACCTGTAAGGAATAGAGACATATGAGGAAATAGAACCTGCATCTTACGCTTTTTATGCCTATCCTCCGGCAGCAGTGCAGCAGTCTCTGGAGTGTTACGAATGGCGTAATCCATGCGGGTCTCAGCCCAATCTTTTAGGTCATCATCAGTCTGTCCAACTAGTAGCGTAGGCCCCGGATCTTCTGCAATTATGTATTGCAAAGCGGCCTCCATAAATGTAGTCTTACCTGTTCCAATAGGAGCAAGCAGGACGATCTCTTTAGCATCAGCATCTGCTAACGTATCGAGTGGTTCCCTCTGCCAAGGTGCATTCTCTACCTGATACTTTGGAGTTAACCCATCCATGATGGCTACACGACCACTAGCCCAATCCGCTGGTGATAGTCTTGCAGGTGGTCTAATTGCTTTCCTAAATGCTCCAATAATCGAATCTATTCCGGTTGCCATATCTTTGCTGACTCACTGTTAAGCATTGCCATTGTCTCATCAACTTTTGCCCTGATGATCTTCTGCATTCCAGATGGGGCCATGCCCTCTAGCATAGGTGGGAGGTCTGCTTCCATCCGCATTATTGCTGCTTTTACTGCTGCTCCAATCCTAAGCATTGCCTCCTCAACCATGCCTCGACTAACGTATGATCCAGCAGCCTCGCGCAGTTTATAGGCATTAACCAAACCGTCGATCTGGGTCTTGATCCTCTGTGCTTCGTTCTTATCTGTGCAGTGTGCTAACTCTGATATGAGTCGTTCAGTATGGTCAGATGATTCAACAGGGTCACTAGGCAAAGGTGCAGACGGCACAGGTTTCCATTCTGGTTTTAACGTCTTTGGTTGGATGCGGCATCGAGC